GCTCCGGCTATAACTGGGGCGCGATTGGTGTTCTCTATCGTGGACGCGAGCTCCGCATTTTTGTCTATCCCCGCGACCCTGACATGTGCATCCGCATCTCCGAGGTGGTCGAGGACTTCGAGCAGCGCAAACGCGGGCCTGACTGGTATCCTCCTGTCTCCACCGCCGACGCGGCTCGGACATGGTCGACAGGCGAAGAGGATGCACCGCCTATCCAGCTGCAGCGCGAGGCCGTCGATCTGATCGATGACATCCTCGTGGCGCGTGAGGTGATCAAGGCCGCAGAAGCCACAGCGGAGGCCGCACAGACGGCTCTGATGGAGATGCTAGGCAATCACACCGAGGGATCGGTCGTTGACGCTGACGGCACGGCTTATCGCGTCCGGTGGCCCATGCGGAAATACAAGGCGCAGCCTGAGAAGGTGGTGCCGGCGAAGGAGGCCTACCAGATCAGGCTCAAATCGCTGGACATCAAGGTGCTGGAGAGCGCCGCAGTGTAAGGGAAGGGGCCGGTCACCCGGCCCTTTTCATTTCGTGCAGTAGCCTTCGCGCCTGGCGTTGTTGGTCTTCACCTCGCGGATGGTCTGGTCGGTGTCCTTCTTTGACCAGCTGATCTCCGACCACACGGCACAGACAGGAGGCTCTTTAGTCCCTAGCGTTCCGATCGGCATCGCGCAGCCGGTCACCATCAAAGCGCAGCTTATCAGCATTGCGTATCGCATTTTGCTCTCTCCTCAATTCTTCCTGCGTCGACTGAGCCTCAAGCTCGACGCGTACGTCATGGCGGATCTTCAGATAGATCCCGCCGGCAATGGTGATGGCCAGGGCAATGCCTGCCACGGCACGCCCGATCGGGCTGAACAGAAACGCGATCATACGCCGTGCTCCTCAAGGTGCTGCTTGCGCCAGTACCAGATGGCACCACCGACACCGATCACCGCGGCCATGATCAGAAACTGCTGGTTCTGGAGCAGGCCGAAAATGGTGCCAAACAGATCGTTTGCCTCTTGTACCTGAGAGACGACCTCCTTGGCTGCGCCAACAGATCCGAGGGCGCCGACAGCGATCGCGCCGTTGCCCTGTTTGCTTTCGACCATCGTCTTGGCAGGGGTGGGCGGTGCGTCCTCGTCGTGCAGCCACAGACGCTTTGCCGTGACCAGAGCGGCCTTGCGCTCCTGCAGCCCGTTGGTGCCGCCGTTGATTTTCTTGGTGATGCCGACCACGTCGTCCTGATCGGCCAGGGCGTTCAGCTTGCGTTTCTTCCAAAACTCGCAGGCGATCTCCATCGCCACCTCCGGCGTCGCCGCAAGGTCAGGGTTCTGGATCAGATCGCGGCCCAGGATCTTGGCCATCTGGGCATAGTTGGCTCGGCCCGTCAGCTGAAAGATGCCGCGACCGCGGAACAGATAGCCGTCGCCTGGCTGCGTGTTGCCGAGGTTCTTGCGTCCCTCGTATTTCTTCTGCGCCTCTGTCGGCCCCCAGTTCTCGTGCATGTAGCGGAAGCCACCGCTTTCATGCGCGGCCTGCGCCCAGAAATGGCAGCGCCGCAGTGGCGTGTTGATCTCGTAGTGATCGAGGATCGAGGCGAAGGCGGCAAGGCCTGCAAGCGTGTCGGTCTTGGCACGCGGCCCAAGTATCCGCAGATCATCTGCTAGGTGTTGCGACATGTGGTCTCCTATCTCAAAAGGATCATTGCAAAAATAAACAGGAAGCCAATGCAGAACAGCGCCAGCACAAAGATCGCACCATAGAACATGACAGTCTCCAAGATCTTTGCGCGTCGACGTGCTGCCGCTGCCTCCGCTTCCTTCTGTTCCTTGCGGTATTGGATCACCATGCGCTGCAGCTGATCCCATCCAGTCAACCCGTAGGCACCGGTCACCATGTTGCGGACCTGCGCCGTCATCTCCTCCGCTTCCTTCTTCGCCATAAAGGCTTCGAGGGCGATCTGCTCAGGCGATGCTTTGCTCAACCATCCTGACCTGGGAGGCGATGCCACCATCTTGGTCAGGTCTGCATGGGCGCCGAACAGTTTCGACAGATCAGACGCGACGCTGTGCAGCTCATTGCCGACTTTGATGGCCACCTTCACCGTCTCGAAGGCGGCTTTGGCGCCCGCGAGAACGGTGACCGGATCCATTACTTGTCTGCCTTGCCGTCCAGCTTGTCGAAGATCCGCTCAAGCATGTACTTGATCTCTTTGACCGCGTCCCGGAAGTCGTCCTTGTGCACCCGGTCGCTGGCGATTTCTTCGCGCAGCTTGGAAAGGTCATCTTTCAGGGCGTTCACCGCGTCATAAAGCGTTTTGGACATCCAGCCAAACACAGCGCACAGCAAGCCAAAAGCGATGTTGAAAAGAAATTGCCAGTCCATGATTACCGAAATCGCGCCGTTTTAGCGGCAATAGTTTTGGGCTGCTTTACGAACTGTTTGCCTGCGGCCTTACCTGCGCCCTTGGCTTTGGTAGTCGCCGCGTATTCAGCAGGGCTCAACGCCTTGATCGCGTTCTCCGGCAGATACCGCTCGCCAGTCTTGGAAGACGGCTTACCAGACTTTGTACGCCACTTCTGCGCAGTCCAGTCTTTAAGCGATTGCTGCGGGTTCTTCATGATTTATACCCGCCGCCCTTACTCTTGTACTGCTTAGCTAGAAGCTGGGCCTTGCGCGCGGACCACTGGCCTGCCTTCGTACCTTGAACCGGCGCAGACTTGATCTTCTCAAACAGCGCCTTGCGCATACCGGGTTTCGTGTATGTACCGGCAGCGTTTACCTTGGACTTGGGCTTCGCGGTTGCCATGTCAGCAATTCCATGCGCGCAGGCTTTTGTTGATCCGGCTATTCGGATCGTTTGCCGTCTTAGCCGACGTAAGCTTGCGCTTCATGCCTTTCATACGGGCGCAAAAAGAGTCTCGCCTGGGGCCTCCCTCTGGCTGCGGAGCCTTCAGACCCGGCTTGCCGGGGTTGGCGCGGTTGTAGCTGGCGCGCCCTTTGGCGTTCAAGCCACCGGCTTCGGATTTGCCTTCCTTACGCTGCCACGCGGGTGATTTCGGCATTTTGTGCCTCCAGTAGCGGCTTGACGACTTGCTCGCCAAAGTGCCCCGTGTACTCCGTGCTGCCGAAGTGCCCGAGGTTTATTTCCGGGTCAAGGTAAACCTTGAATCCAGCAGCGCGGGCACGGTCACAGAAGAGGTAGTCCTCCCCGATGTAGCCGTCTGCGGTCTGCTTGAAGTCAAAGAATGCGGTGTGATGAGTCTGCTCGGTGTTGACCCAAAACTTCCACTCAGGATGATTGGCTTCAAGTTTTTCAAAGACGTGCCTCCGGATGAGCATAAAACCAGTACCGACCCGTTCCACGCGTAGCAGCCCATCGGCAAACTCAAGCGGGTAGTGAATGTCGGTAAAGAACTTTTTGTCGTCTGCTCTGCGGGGATACGCCCCCGCAACAACGTCTTTGTCGCCAGACAGCGCCATGATGCGCAGCACGTCTTCGGCCTTGAAGTTGATGTCCGCGTCAACGAACAGCAAGTCGGTCGCCTTGGACTGCATGAAGCGGTGCGCCAGCGCGTTGCGTGCCTTGGTGATGATCGAGCAGCCAGCGATGTGCGCAAGCTCGATGCCAAACCCATATCTGGTGGACATGGTGGCTAGCTGGGCAAGCTGAAACGCCGCTTGGACGTTCAGCTTCCCGTCGTAGCACGGAATGGCAACCATAAGCTGCCGATCACGCAGATCCACCGCGCGCTCCATGCTTTACCTACCCGGCACAAAACCGAAGCCAAAGCCCATAGCCGCCTCAGAGGATGGCGACCATGTTGGTCGCAGTAGTGCCCGTACTCCAAACCCGCAGCACCTGAACCGGGATGACCGCTCCAGCAGGCAGGCCGTTAAACGTCACCGCCGTACCCTGCGCCGTCGTAACTTTGACGTTACCCGTCCCGCCGATATAGACGACCGAAGGCTGTGCAAGGTTGACCGAGTCGCTAGGCGTCACCGCCGCAGCATCCCCCGGAAACATCGGGAACGTCGGGGAGTAATTGGTCTTAGCCATGGATTACTCCTTAGCCTTTTTTGGGCGCTTTAGCCGGTTTGACCGGCATGGGCACCCGCTTCTTCAGCTTGCCCATGCTAGCCCCCTATTAGACGGTAGCGGAGAACGGAGTGGCTTCGGAGCCAGTCGCAGCGCCAGTGATGCGAACCCACCACGTGTCAGCCGCCACATCCACCAGTTCGACCCACGCGCCCTTGATACCGCCGGTCGTGGTGCCGTTGAACGTGATGGTGTCCGAATCCGAAGCGGTTTCGAA